ATGAACATTACCAAAGCAATCCATAACTATGCTCGCCGCCGTGGAATCGAACTTCAACTCGAAGATGAGCAGGTTAGATTCTGGGAGATAGAACAAGATTGTGAATGGATGTTCAGCTATTCGATTGCTCAATGTGGTTGCTTGTTCTGGAAAGGTAATGTGTATCTTCCTCGCGATATTAAAGAAGAACTTCCGGCGATGATTGGCACCGATAAGAAGTTAAAGGAAGTCTTAGATTTTATCTACAAAGAGTTTATTAGCAAGAAGTAATTTCTAATTTGGTGGGTGCAATTCCCACCGCTTTTTAAATGGAGAATCAAACATGTTAGCTTTTATCTCATTCGTGGGAGGTAGTCTCACAACCATGATTAGTCTTTCTTATATTGTCGTTAGTATGGGGTGAGCAATGAAACAATTTCATGATGGCATTTCATCTAAGACATTCAAGAAAGAATATAGCGGATTGTGTATTAACTGGATTGATTTGATTGGTGCGGTTGTGTTTGGTCTGGTAATTAGCATCAATTTTTAATGATATAAATATATCGTAATTCAAATAACAAGAGGAAATTCTACTATGAAAAAGATTATCGCTGGTGTTGTTCTTGCTCTGGGTTTGGTTGGTGCTGCAAATGCCGAACAATATGTACAGGGTGATAGTGTCAAACGTGCTGCCGTTGCACCTTCTTTAAATCAACTGTGTACTGAATTAGCACAGGTTGCCGGAGTTGGTGACGATGACGACTTTATTACTGCGTGTGTATGGAGTCATATCGAGGATATTAATAAACGTGATGCAAAACTAACTGGAAAGAAATATTAATGACTTACTAACCAATGCCCCTATCGTTATAATACACGGTAGGGGCGTTTTTGTTTGGAAATGGTATGAAAACTAAACTGTATTCGTATATTCGCTTCTCGTCTATGCGTCAGAGTGATGGTTCGAGTTATGAACGACAAATCAGGATGGCGAGAGAGATTGCGGCAAAGTATGACCTTGAACTGGTAAATGATTATCAGGATCTGGGTGTATCTGCGTTTAAAGGTGCTAACTCTAAAACAGGGGCGCTATCTCGTTTCCTTGATGCAATTGGTAGATCCGTTCCTGTTGGTAGCTGGCTATTCATTGAAAACTTGGACCGCTTATCCCGTGCCGATATTGTCAGTGCGCAGGAGTTATTCCTTTCAATCATCCGTAGGGGAATAACCATTGTTACTGGCATGGATAACAAGATCTACTCGCTGGATACTGTTACCGCTAATCCGATGGACCTGATGTTCTCCATCCTTCTATTCATCCGTGGTAATGAGGAAAGTCAGACTAAGCGCAATCGTACTAACTCAAGCGCACTGATTAAGATTAAGTCGCATCAAGAAAATCCCCAGAATCCGGCAGTGGCAATCGAGGAAGTTGGAAAGAATATGTGGTGGACTGATACCACTTCCGGTTATGTGCTGCCTCATCCGGTGTACTTCCCTGTTGTTCAGGAGATTGTGGAATTACGGAAGAATGGACGTTCAACCGCCGAGATACTGGATCACCTTAACGAGACTTATACACCGCCACCAGCGGTTAGCAACAAGAAGCATTCAAAATGGTCACGGGCAATGGTTGAAAGGTTGTTTCATACCCGCGCTTTGATTGGTATCAAGGAGGTCTCTGTAGATGGCGTTAACTATGAGTTAAAGGATTATTACCCTCGTGTTATTGATGACCCTACGTTCTATCACCTTAAGAAAAATATTGGTGCTAGAGCATGGAACTTTGGAGACAAGGAAGAAGTTAAACCGATCCCCCTGCTTAGTGGTATTGGCCTATTGAAATGTGATCATTGCGGTTGCGCTATGGTTAAAGTGAAGGGAACGAACAAACGTTCTGACCAGTATCGTTATACATGTGATGCGACCCGTTCACGTAGACTTGATTGCGAGCATCCAAACTGGAGTTTTCGAGGTGATCAATTAGAGAAAGCTGTATTGCAATTGCTGGCTGATAAAATCTGGATTGCTGAGGACAAGGCTAATCCGGTTCCGGCTTTAAAAGTACAGGTTGATGAGATATCACGCAAGATTGATAACCTGATTGCCCTTTCTGCTATGACAGGAGCAACGAAGGAGCTAGCCGATCAGATTACTACCCTCAATAGCGAGCGTGAAACACTCTACAATCAGATCAAGATGGCAGAAGAGGAAATGTATTCTGTTGACTCTCAAGGCTGGGAGAAGCTCGCAGAATTTGATTTAGAAGATGTTTACAACGAGGAACGACTAAAGGTCCGGTTTAAGATTAAGCAAGCTCTAAAGCGGATCGGGTGTAGCAGGATTGACAGAAACAAAAACTTGTTTGTACTGGAATACATCGATGGAAAGACCCAGAGAGTTGTAATAGAAAATTCAAGAGGAACGAGGAAAGGACAAATCTTTGTCGATTTGAAAACTATCAATGATAGGCAGATTCTGGAGAGTAACGGGCTTGTTCTGCATCCATGTTTAGACATGCTGACAGATAAGAACTGGAAACCAGAAGAGGAAATACCAGGTCCATTACAGGAATTTGGAATTTAAGCGGCCTAAATCGACGTATAACGAGCTAAAACAGTTAAGGGGTACAGATGTACCCCTTTTTAATTTAATTGCGTTAGGCAGCGTCTAAGAGCGTATTAAAGTATTCATCCATTAAATCAGGACTGTCGTCATCAATACAGAAAAATTCCGGTTTATTGATGCCGTAGAAGTGAGTATGTAGCTTGAATGTATCGTCATCAAATACATCTTTCGGGGATACCCACATATTAGCCTCGTCCGGTTGATTGGTTAGGTAGTCATAAACCAGTTGCTGTAAGTGTGGTAACTCATCAATAGTCAGAGTTTCCGACCATCCATCCTTGAAATCTTTGTAGGGTGCTGCATGAGTCTTGAAGCGTTGTTTTACTTCATGCTCTAAATCAACGGCTTTCCAACCATCCTCAAACTCATGAGTAAAGATTAAGCGGTGAGTGAAGTTGCTCTTTCTGGTTTGCTCTCTCATTCGTTCTTCTGGTTTCCGGGTAGTGATTCCAAATTTAATAAATTTGTCATCTAATAATTGAATGTAGAAACTAGCCTTACCCTGATAAGTCCGGTTAGACAGTTGCACCAGTTGGTCTTTAATGCAAAGCGGACAAGTGAAAGAATCAGCACATCTTAAATGAGATTCCCATTCGTGGTTATGTGTCTTGCAATAGGTTTTAAATTTAACATCCTTTAGGTGTGGGGTGTTTATGATGAATCCTTTGAAGGTGTAAGGCGTACTCTCGCAACGTGCATTGATGATTGTCTCTTTGTCCTTAATAACTTCATCAAAAGTCTTGCCACTTCTTACCCGTTGGGATTTTTCAGCCATACAGATTTTGCAATCAAAATCGAAATCATCTTTGAGAGCATGTAATAGAGATGGCGTCATGATTTGATTGTGTTCAGGGCACAAAACACGGGCTTTCGTTCTATTTCGCCCTTTCCATTCTCCTTGCCATCCGAGGAATTTCTTTCCCTTCTCATTACAACGAGATTCCATTTTCAACCATACAGCCTTTTCAGTCTGGAATAACTCACCCCCGTTAGTATCTTCCAGTTTGCGTAATTTGTAGTCCTTATATTCTTGTGTGTCTAAATTGTAGATTCGAAAGTAAGTGTGATTACCCTTCCACGGTAGGATAAATCCACCAAATACGAAAGCAGGTTCCAGTTTAGCGATGATTCGTTGTTGGTACTCTTCCGGTGATAAACCGCGAGTTTTCTTAACAAAAGGAATTTCGGCAGCGTAAGCAAGTTTCATAGTAGTTTCCTCTAAAATAATAAGCTCACTACTATTTATTAGAGAAAATTGTCTTACTATTGCATTCTCTATCTGAATGTGTATAATACGCGACCCTAAATCCCAAACCAACCATATTGAGGTTATGCCTATAAGTTAAAAAAGTGAGGTCTATATGATTCCAGTAATGGCTAAAGATATTGTTTTTACTCCTAAATCCTCCCGTGCTGTAACTCCATCGGCATTAGAACAACGCATTCTGACTCACATCAAAGATAAGGACTTACCATTAGTCTTTCATGGCTTTCTGGGTGAGTTTAAAGGGCTTCATTCAAGAATTGCTCTTACATGTACCCGATGCGGCAATAGAGCCGACAAATCAGCTACCAACCTGCTTAATGAAGGTAAACGCTGTGCATGTCTCAAAAGTGATTACTTTCAATATAAAGCGGGTGTGCCTTATCTCTATGTAATGAAATCAGGGGATATTGGTAAATTTGGTGTAACAAAGTCAATCATCAAGCGACGCATTAATCTGGGTGTACGCAATCCCGGTCATAACTTTGATATTGTCTTTGCTGGTGAAATGCCATCAATGAAACATGCTTTAGCCACTGAAAGAGCAATAAAGAGATTACTGGATGTGGGTATAGGCGGGATTGAATACGGCAAAACTGAAACATTCCACTACTGCAATAAATCACTAAACAATATAAAGAATATTGCAAGTGTGGAGTGGAACTAATGCAAGATATTAAAATTCATTTTCAAGATTACAGTTTCGTTAAGGTTGATTGCTCTCCTTCTATCGGAATGGAATTAAGAGATTATTTCTCGTTTGAGGTTGAAGGGGCTAGGTTTAGCCCCCGTTACAAGTATTCTGGCTGGGATGGACGAATAAGACTGTTTACGCATGAAAACACCCTACCAATTGGACTATTAAAAACGTTGGGTGTCTTCGTTAAAAATATGGGCTATTCAGTCTGGATTGACCCCAGATTGCTTGAGAAGGAAGATGTAACCAAAGACGCGATTAATGAATGGATTGATTCCCTAGAAGTGTATTCCGGTTCCAATAAAATCAATCCTTACTGGTATCAAAGGGAGGCAGTCTTTCAGGGTATTCATAATCGCCGTAGAATGCTGGTTCTTCCTACCAGTGCGGGTAAGTCATTGATTGCTTGTATGCTGTCTCGTTGGTACTTAGAGAACTACACCGGAAAAGTTCTAATCATTGTCCCTACTACATCGCTGGTGGTTCAAATGAGGGATGATTTTGTCGATTATAGGCTATTCCCTTATGAAGCAATTCATACAATGATGAGTGGTAGCGGGAAACATCCGGGAGACAGGTTAATCACGGTTAGTACCTGGCAATCAGCTTGCAAGATGCCTCCTGAATGGTTCAAACAATATGGAATGTTGATAGTTGATGAATCACATAAGGCTAGTGCCAAAAATATTACCAATATCATTAACGGAATGAATCATTGCCAGTTCAAAATCGGTATGACTGGTTCCCCGAAAGAATCAAAGTGCCATTTAATGCAGTACGTCGGGCTTTTCGGTGATATTTCTAAGATCGTGAGTATTGACCGCCTGATGGAAGAAGGTCAAGTGACAAAACTGAAAATTAACTGCCTTTTCCTTCGTTATACCGATGAGGAATGTAGCGCGGTTAAGGGGCGGGAATATGCGGAAGAGATCAAGTATATTACGTCTAACCCACGACGAAATAAGTTTGCTTGTAATTTGGCGCTAAAACTCGCTAAGAAGGGCGAAAACGTATTCCTGATGTTCCGCAATACTAAGCACGGAAAACTTATGTATGATGCGTTACAGAAGGTACACGACAAGGTTTATTATATTGACGGTGGAGTTAAGACAGAAGAACGTGATGAATTTAAGAAATTAGCGGAAGGGGAAACAGGGATCATTTGTGTTGCATCCTATGGTGTGTTCTCTACTGGTGTTTCAATTAAGAATTTGCACCATGTTATTTTCGGTCATCCAGTGAAGGAATCAACTATCGTTCGTCAGAGTATCGGTCGTGCATTGCGTAAACATGGTTCTAAGGATATTGCAACGGTCTGGGATCTTATAGATCATCTGTGTATATTCGGTCGTAACGGAAAAGTCAAGCATAAAAATTATGCGGTAAAACATGCACTTGAGAGAATCCGCTATTATCTAACCGACAAGTTCAGCTATGCAACTAAAACCATTGCTATATAACAAAAAAGCGCCCACTAGAGGCGCTTTAATTTTATCCATTCCATCGTGATTTTTTCGATCTGGAATCGATATGCGTAAAGGTTTTATATTTGCCTAAGCCGTATTGAGTAGGATATTTCCCATCAAGATAAGCATGGACAATATCAGGGGAGACACCCTTGATCACAATGTCAGCAGCACGGCCTCGAACGTGATAGCTGTTGGTTGCACCGCCTACATTCTTGTTATGAGTCGGGCAACGGTTCCCACTGTTAATAATTACTGGTTTCCCGAAGTGCTCTCGTACATCCTCAAGAATTACCAGTAATTCAGCGTCGATTGTATCATAATCACATTTTCCGCATTTACATTTAAATTCCTTGCGAGAAAAATGTTTGCTTAACATATTACCCCCTTAGATCATTTCGAAGATATAACCAATAAAGCGCATACCCTTGATATAATAAGGAGCAGTGCCTACACACACCGCGCGTGCATCGCCCAGACAGTTAAAGCTATAAGGATTAACCACATCAACTTCTTGTCCTACACGAAAACGATATTTAGGACGTTTAGCCAATGTAGCGACACAAAACACGGTCCCTTTTTCATGATCGCGGATACATTCTTTATATTGTTTATGTTTAACTCTCTTCGCCGCAAAATCATAAGTCATTGATTCTGGGCTAATGCCATTAATAAAAATACCGGAAAGCTGATCGACCGGATAAGTAGGAAATTCAGTGAAAATATTTTTAGCCATGTTATACCCCCATAAGATTCTATGAGGGTATTTATGGATTAAACGTATCTCATGCGCGATTTAATGTGCTTATTAATGTTCTTAAGCATCATTTCCTCGTTGCTTTCCCACGATCCTAACGTCGAATAACGAGTAGAAATTTTATCCGACTTAACGGCAACAATTCGCTTGCTCTGTTTCTGTATGCGTTTCTCTAAGCGACGTTTTGCCACCGCCGATCCATTCTTAGCGCGTTTGGTTCGGGATTTCTTAGGCTTGTACTTCTTCATGATAAAAGTCCCTTCCTTGTTCTCTACCTTGATGAAGTTGCCATTTTCGATGTTACGCATCATCTTACCGCCTTTGATGGCCTTAATGTTCCCGTGGGCGTCTAAGACCTTACCGTTAGCGATTGGCACTAGCTTATTGATTTTGCCACCATCGAAATAGTGTTTCAGATAGTCATCCTGACTGCCGATCTTCTTGTCCTTATCCCTTGCGCCCTTGATGAAGATTTGGTGTCTCGTCCCTGATCGGTTCTTGTAGTTGGTATTACCTACAGCTTGCTGAGTCCAGCGAGTAGGTCTATCAACATTCTTGTTAATCTTCTTCTGGAGTGCTCTGGAAGCAAAGATCGCCCCTTCCCCTATCGCCTTTTCGAATGTATCGGTTGCTTTATCAGTCCATTGGCGTAACGCTTTCTTAGTCCTTAGAGCGTTTCGTTTATTGGTACTGGTTGCCATGTTAGCCCCCTAATAACGAAAAGACCCCCGCCAGTGTCCTTAGCAATTGTTCATCCACGGTCATAGCCGGGAGTTCAAGCCCAAAGGACGTTAGCAGAGGTCTAATAGCTACGTTATAAGTGAGGGCGACAATCAAGAGATAACCAAAATATTTCTTAAGTTTATTCTTCATATATTCACCCCTTTATTATTATTTTTGTTTGAGTATGTCGAGAACTTGGTCAAATTTGGCGTCCATCGCAACCACTTTCTTCTCTATACCGTGTAGTGTTTGTTCCATGCGATAAACTCTCTCGGCGATCTGGTCATGGTTACTTTGCATCGTCTCAAACTTCTGATTAAACAATGCATCATTGGACTCTAATTTCGACAATCTATTTTCTGTGGCTAATTGATTTCGGTGAAGTCTCCATAATCCACCACAAATTAAGGCGATAACACCGATACCGCCATATATAATTTCAGTCATTACGCCCCCGATATTTTTATAGTTTAATGGCAAAATTATTTAGATAAAAATAATCCCGCCTAACTCAAAAGAATTAAGCGGGATTAATTATTAAAATTAAATTTTAAGAAACAGTAATACCGGTAGTGGCTTTTTTAGTTACCATTACTGTTAAATCACTGATCCATGTGCTAGGCGTCCAGTTGTTGATTGCGCTTGATTGCACTTCAAAGGTCAAGGTCACAGCACCCTTACCCGCTGGCATATCAATAACACCTGAGTAAAGACCAGTATTACCGCCATACGCCCTATTATACAACTCTGACCCATTCTTACGAACAATCAGGCGACAGGTGTCGTAATAGGTATTATTGTTCGACCCTTCACGCGCTCGCAATCCACCAAAACTAATTGCCGGAATAACGATTTGACGATCGAACTTGTGATCATCTTCAACGCGAACAGTGACCGTACCCTGTGGATAACCAGCATAACCATTATCAACGTTAACATCACGATGCGGGAACTTACGTCCAATCACCTTAACGAAATCACCCTTAACCTGAGTAGCTTCGAGCATACCCTTAATAACACAGCTAGAGTTAATCGTGACGTTGTTCAGAGTACCAGAATCGGCAGTGATATTACCTTTAACGGTTGCATTCATGAACGTAGCGGACCCGTTCTTGTTGATATGCCATCCGGTCGATCCGTTCCAGTTGGAAGACTGGATATAGTTACCGATTTTAGCGTTATCAATTGCACCGTTTACGATCTTCGCGTTAGTGATTGCCCCGTCCTGAATCTTCGCGCTGTTAATTGCAGCATTGCCGATTTTAGCCGTGGTAATCGCCGCATCATTAATCTGGGCTGTACCAATTGCAGCATTACGAATCATCGCATTATCGAGATAAACCTTGTTACCTTCGATACCAAACGGGCATACTTCCGATCCGTTCTGTGGAGCTACCGCGATTTTATCAGCATTAAAGATGATTCTCGTCGGTTGCGCCGGATCGTTGGTTGCGCTCATGTGAATACCAGCCACGCGACCATCTGCATTAACTGCCAGATTATATTTGCTGTTAATGGTTCCTTTCAAAGCATCGATTTTTACATCTGCTTCCTGATTCACGCCAGCAATCTTGCCATCCATTTCTACCCGAACTTGATCAATCTTGCTTGCGCTTGCTGCCTCACTGGTAGCAATTGCTTGTTTCAGGGTAGTAGCAGATGCGCTGACTTCGGATTTAATATCGCCTTTCAGTTCAGCTTTAACCTGATCAATCTTAGTGGAGCTAGCTTGCTCGCTGGTAGCAATCAGACTCTTTAAGGTATTGGCTGAGGCTTGGACCGTCTGCCCTGTTTCGGTAGTGATTTGCTTATGCATTGCATCAATTTTAGCATCGGCATTAGCGCCAGCTTGAGCAATAGCATCCGCTATAGTTTCATCTAAGCGGTCTTGTAAACCGATCAGGTCTTCCAGTGCTTCTTTGTCCTGATCGTCCCAGCTAATTGTAGATCTCATTTGCATGAAATAAGGTTCAGACCAAACAGCATCATCCATACCGAAAATATCGTAATGTGCCGCACGAAGATAATAATCACCATCAGCCAAATCAAAGGAAGTATGGCTAACACTATTCGTGCTTACTGCCCTTGCATCGGAGAAAGTGTTATCGGTTGCATACTGGATGATTGACCCTGCATAATCATGTTCTACGTCATCTGCCCAGCTAACAAACACACTATTAAAGCCACCACGCGCACTAAAACCTTTCATTGGCTTATGTTGTGGGTTGATAGCCACTAAACGCGCTGGGGCGCTCTCTGAGTTGTTATAGCCCTTAGCCGATACTTCTACCGTCAGTTGACGCGAAAGGCCGTTAAACTGGTTCATATCAAGCGTATAAGTCCATGATTCAGGATCGCGGGTACGGTACTGAATAGACTTACCAGCCTTGTTAGTCACCTTGATAATGTATGCTTCAAACAGGTCACTAAACTTGTTAGTTTCACCGTTGATCTCAACATCTAATTGTTGCTGGTTTTCCCATTCGATAATCAGATCATTACCTTCGAAAGTTCCTGGCGTGCTACCCTGATTTTTGATGCGGATCACTGGCGTAGGCAATTCATAGGTAACAGTCGGATTCTGGTTAATCAGTTCTACCCAATCGGATCGAGCGATGATACCGAAAGCACAAACTCGGTAATCATAAGAGCGATCTTTCGCCAGTGCATTGACACTGAAAATTTGCTGTGAAGTCTGTCCCAGCTTAATCCAGTTAGGCGATCCACTTACACGGTAATCAATCTGGAAACCATAACGGTTAAAATCTTCCGGTGCATCCCATGTCAAAGTAACGTTTTTACCGTAAATCGTCTCGCCAGTTGCCTTAATTCTGAAATTAGTAGGCTTCTGTACTGTCATTGAATCCGGTAAACCGCTTGGTCGGTTATCTGGGTTAGCCGCATAGTTCAGGTCAGTATAAACCTGAGAATTATATTCTGTGGCAGTGATAGTCATCATCCCAGCAATACCAGAATCAATCGAGCGATCAATTGCAGTAATACGCCATAAGGAATTATTCAGCTTCAATTCATCATAGGTTACGCTGATAACGTCCCAAACTTCGGCAGTGAATGCGTCAGTAGTCATAAAGCTGATAACCTGAGTGATACGAGATTTATTTCGTTCAATGCTCGCAAGTTTATCAATCTGGTCTTTAGACTTAACAAAACGATATTCAATATCTTTAGCGATAATTCGACCATCTTGACGAATAGTAGCATCGTTTTCAGCATCAGCCGGATAACGTAGCATTTGCTCGGAATAGTCGATTGATGGTTCCTGATACATCGCGTTAATGGTATTGAAATAACCGTTAGTGCCACCTGTTTTCAGTGATACTTTCCCCATCATAATATTGTCTTCATTGAAGGTATGCTTAACAATATCAGGAGCATCCAGTTTCAGGGTAATACGTCCAAAGGATTCGAACATCACCCCGCCGAAAGTCTGCATAAGGCTAGTCAAGTTCTCTTTAAAGCTGGCGTTCGGATCACATGCACCGTTTGAATGTAGGTCCATCTGGCGTACTTGTTTACGTACTTTCAGGAATGAATCAACGTTGATGTTTTCAATTGGTACTGATAAACCATATTTTTCATTTGTTAGGTAGTGGAAAATCTGATCCACGCCGTTAGTGCTAGCCTCAATAGCATTGGTTTCAAGGTTACGGATTTTAAGGCCGCAAACGTCTACCGCTACCTGGCTATTTGGCTGGAGAATATCAACACCAGCAGCAAGAGATTTATCATCACGGCGTAAAACAATACACATGGTTGCAATACCATTGCCTTTGTAGTTGTCGTTCCAGTCTGATCCTAAATGACGTTTTGCCAGTGACAAAGCGGTGTTAGGATTCTTACCCGTGCGAAACTCAACTTCTAAAACTTTCCGGTATTCTTCTTTAATGTTGCCTTTGTCCAGTACACCATCACGGATCGTCATGTTCTTACCAACAAGAACATTTTTGTTATCGATAAACAGTGCTTTGTAATGGTCGATTTCACCCTCGGCAATTGCGAAGATTTGCACTAACTTATTGTTTTCTTGCTTAGAAATTGCTTTGTAAACGCAGATTGCACCTGTGCGGGTAGTACCGAAAAGAACGGGTAATACTGTCTTAGGATCGTTTGATGTTCCTAGTGTCACCGCATTATCTGGGCTTTGTACTTTAGGTGTTTTCGGTGCGCCTACAGTGGAAGCGATCAAGGTCATTGCACCAGCAGCCATACCGATAGCGACTGCGGTCATAACAGAAAATGTTGCAGCAGCAGCCATCCCAGCAGACGCACCAGCAATAACCGCGCCTACCAATACTTCAAATCCCATTATTCACCCCCGAATCTATAAACTTGTTCATAGTCAATGTCTGAAACAGGAATGGTCATCCAGATACCATCTTCTTCAACGAGGCCATAACCGGAATAATGAGGAACTACGGAATAATAATTACGGTTTCCTAATTTGTGGGCTGTGACCAGTAAGTCGCCGTCCTGTAAATCATCAGTGACTAATTTGAAATGTTTCTTAATTGGTTGAAGGATATTTGAATACCCGCTTAATTCTTTGCAGATTTTCAAGCCTTCTTCTTTAGTTGAATATTTTTTATAAAGAGAATTATATAGGTCAGTACCAGCGAGAATATCGATGATCTTACATGCAATTAGATTGCAATCATTCTCACCCTGAACGAACTCCTGACCTATTAAAGAATTGATATAATCGGTGATAAGCCTAGTTTTTAGCATGTTGAATACCTCCATGCTGTTATTTACTAGGCTTAGGGAGAAGGGATTATTTCTTCGATGAATGCCACTTGCTTTCTGATTGCCAGCGACCCGCCCTTGAGAAGAATAGATCGTTCTCGTTTCCGGCATAGGAACGGTGGATACCATCGGAGGCATGACTTCGAGCGTTTTTATCTAGAACTTCCCAGATACTATTAAGCTGAAATTCTGATTCGTTTTTACACTCATCATCTTCATGTTCGATGTTAATCCCGATGGAATCGACTACCCCACGGAAAACAGGGTAAGTGGTTTCAACTTTGCCCGTGTTGGGGTTCAGGAAAACCATTTCGATTTTCACATCAGATTTATCGAATTGCTTGTTTCGAATTAGGGTAATGTATTCTTCGCGAACGTTAGAAACAGTTACGTTAATCCCGTTGTTGTTGATCTCCTTCTCTTCGGTATTCGATGAGATTTGAAGAAAATCGCCCGTTGCGAGATACGTAAATCCGTTATAGTCCAAATCGAAATACCCATCTGTAAGCCGTAGAACGTCCCCTGACGCTGTTATCACTTCGATAATGTGAAACATCGAGCCAGTAGAGAAAAGCTGCGGTAGAGTCAATCTAGACACATTCTGACCTGTCTGGTCGTTGTATACCTCGATGAAGTCCAGATTAGTGCAAAGTTTGCTGAATGATTCCTGAATAGTTGCCATTATACATTCTCCACTAATTCAAATTTCATCTTGCCAATCTGGGAGATCTTCCAATCGATATTTTCAGTTTTGAGAACAAATTCGCCTTCTACGTTCTGATACTTGATCACCTCACCCGCCAGGACGTTCTGACGCAAGTTAGGGAAGAGTTTCATTTCACCGCCTGATTTCACGTCTTCGGTGATCGTGTAGATTTTCTTGTGGTTCTCAAACTGTACAATCGTTCCCGCTTTCAGTGTTCCGGTGAAGTTGGAGATTCTCACCTTACGCCCACCGCGAGCAGTACCAGCAGCAGCCGTTACCATCTGGCGTACATCACCTGTATATTTTGAAAAGTAAGACAGTGGCACACTGAAAGGACGACCAAAAAGATGACGTGCTACAAATTCTTTTACTTCGTTAATATCCTGAGCCATGTAATTCGCGGTAAATTCTGCTTCGTAAAAATGGATGCCAGTAAAGCGACGCTGGAACTTACCGGAGATAGATTGCGCCTTGAAGAAAGGTTGTTTTGATTTAAGAGTAAAATCTGTGATTTTAATATTCTTTGATTTGAACATAGAAAAGCCCCCATAGTTTTATGATTATTTATCACTATGAGGGCTTTTAATTACATCTTACGGCGCTGTGCGTCTTCTACCGCCTGAGCAACTAACTTAGCGTGACGTTTGATGGCGTCCATGACCATCTTGTCTGAGCTATTAACGTTGCCGTTAATGTTCAAAGGCGCATTAACTTCAATCGGCTGAGAGTTACCACCACCTGATTTTTGAGCAGATAAGAAGTCTTTCAAATCACCGTTAGTACGCTGATCAACTACTCGTTCACCCTTATCAAGCAGCCATGTACCCTCACGAGGGATGTTATCAATACCATCATGAGCCATACCGCTAACGTTAGTAGACTTGATGTTTGCGATGTTCCCCATGTTCTGAGAAACAGCCAATGCAGCAGCCGCGATTTTTTGACCTGTGGTTACGTTGGTCGGATCGTTCCATGCATCGGTAGCAGCCGTCCACATGTTCACCGTCGCTTGTCCAATGGAGAATGCCTTATGAGCATTGAAAGCCATCTGCATAGCTTTAGTGTTTTCCTGCCCGAAGAGAGTCATTGCAGCAGCAAAACCGCCATACATATCATCGGCTATTGACTGTCGAGCATCAGCATATTTCTTCTCAATTGCAGCCATTCGTTTTTGATGGTTTTCATTGAGTTTTTCTAATGCTTCCATCCGTTTAGCCGGATCGGTGATCCCATCAATCTTGAGTTTATCGGTTTTATAATCTTGTTCGGCTTCCGATTTCTCTTTATCGATTGCATTAAATTTAGCAAACGGGTTATTCGAGTCCTGATAGTCTAAACCATTGGTCAACTGATTGGTTTTAAAACCATCCATTCCCTGTAAAGAATTTTCAATCTGAGAATAGTTTTGCTCGGTATCATTCACACGACGCATATATTCTTCGTAGGAGATAGCCTTACCATCAAGTAACCGTTTATGGCTTTCTAACTCATTGTCCCTGATTTGTTGCAATTGTGTTAAAGCATTCAGAGCATCAATCGGATCAGCACCCAACATCATTTTATAAACGTTTTCAGTATTCTGATCGATTAGCGCCTGGCGTTTCGCGGCTGCGTCTTGTTGAGAGATTAAGCCCAGATCTAAAGCAGTATCCAAATCTTTCAAGCTGGCTTCTAACTGCTTGTTTTGAGAAGCAATAGACGCTGCAACTTGCCCTTGCAATTTAACATCAAGTGCATTCAGACGCTTAATTGCATCCTCACGTTCTTTCTGTGCTTTTTCTGCGGCTTCCTTAGCCTTTTTAGCTGCCTCTTCCGCTTTCTTGCGTGCTTCTTCCTCGGCTTTCTTCTCGTTGCCAGATTTACCCAATGATTCTGGTCTTACTGGTTTATTTGGTAGAGTTAAATCAGTGTTAGGATCTGCCTTGCGTGTCAGATGTTCACCAGCATCTACGACAATCAGAGCACCATTTTTCTTATAAGACCCACCAAAGCGTTTCTTAAATCCTTCCACATCAAAGCCAGCAGTACGAGGATCGACACCAGCACCACGGATCGCGGCCTTTTCCCAATCTGCCAGATTATTCCAACGATTTTCTTTATTGTACTTGTCAATAATCTTTTGAGCGTCTTTATGGTTGGTGTTAAGAATACCACCAGTTGCGGTCTTGCCTTCTTTATTCAGTCGATCTAATGCCCTGAATAGAGAACTCTTTTCCCAATCAATATTAAACCAGTCAAATAACCAGTTTAAGCTATCAACCAAAGGACCAGTAATGGTCATGCCGACACCTTTCAGGTTATTTTCCAGCTTATTAATATTCTGAGAAAATTTATCATATTTTTTAGCGTTTTCTTCGGTGACGTTAACAGATTGATTCTGAATAGCGATCATCGCCTCTTGAGCACTATTATATTTCTCAAGCTGGCTGGTCATATGGCTTGAATCACTGGCTAAAGATTCCATCATGAACTTGATTTCAGCCATTGATTTTCCGGCTTTCTTCATGTCATAGAACACTTGGATCGCCGCTTTCATACCACCTTGCGGATCTGTCATGAAGTGAGCATAGTTTTCTAACTTAAGACCAACCGATTCTAAGTCATCAGCAATACCACCACCGTTAGCCCATGCATCACCCATTTTATCTAAGGTGTCTTTGTTGATATCACCAAATTTTTCAACTGTTAGGCCAGTGCCAGAAAATTCCTTTTCCAGTCTTTGAAGGGATTCAATCGAGAGTCCGGTCGCCTTAGATACTTCTGAATATTGTTTAACGTATTCCGCGCCAGCTTTAGCGGCTGCAACCACTGCGGTCGCAACTAAGCCGATACCACCAGCAGCCAAACCAGCAGAGCCAGCGATCCCACGAAGAGATCCAGTCAGACCAGATAAGCCACCACCAAAATCAATATTACTTGCCTTTTCAGACAAACTATCGAGAAGGTCGGCGGCTTCATTGGTACTTCTCCTTAGACCTTTATTATCCCCTTCTATTGTTACTATATGTCTTGTCATAAATTACCCCTTTAACCGCTTCTGAGTTTCTCAAGCAAAGATGGATCAAACATGTTCAGCATTGCCGCTTTACGTTCTTCTTCTTTCTTGCGTGTAATTTCTTCCAGTTCTTCTTTAGTTTTAAAGAGTTTTTCTTCTCTAATTAATTGGAATTGGCTAGGCTTGAGTTTACGTGCAGTTTCGCGTGTCATTCCTTGCGACGTCATATACATGGAATATTGCAACATCGCATTCTGCATATCATGAAACGCGGGGCTTTGTGGTTCTAAGTAGGTGTCGAAAATGTATAATTTCCAAAACAGAGTGATTGGCATATTATCCATTTCATCTTTACTAAGCCCCGATCGCATCATTTGCCGAAAGTAGAAATTCAGAAGCGGGTTTACTTTACCTCGTTTTCAATTACTGCCGGATCTTGCATCAATGATGCTTGAGCAACCAAACCGATTAATTCACTGCGGACGTTAGTATACAGTGCCTTAACTTGTTCCATAGATTCAAATACCGGCTTACCGTCTTCATCTTCAATACAACGAAGAATAGAACGTTCATCACGGTCTTCTTTATCAGTATTGAAAACATGTTCGTTAAATTCTTTTACTGACATAGGGCGAGCATAGAACGTGAATCCGCCGATGGTCAGAGATTCACGTTTCGGAGAAAGAGCTTTCAGCATTTCATTAATATTCATTCTTGTTTCCTCTTAAGTTAATTCGATATGTTTATTTAGAATTTAAGAGATTTTCAAAGTCTGCTTAGTGCCAGTCTTCTTAATGTTATTGAGGAAAGCAGCCGGAGGATTGCTTAACCAGTAGTAATGAAAACCACTTTGCATACTGTTATAAGGAACAGTGACAGCAGCACCACCCAAATTAACGGTTATATTCCCCGCTCTACCGTTCTGGAGATATACAGCCATAGTAGGAGTACCACCATTGAATTGACCAACGATAACGCCAATTAGACGGCCTACGCCCACGTTTTCGGGGTTCTCCATTGACCCTTTACCGCGCATGTCAGTTACTGGATAGTTAGAAGCAGTTACACCCCAGTTATTACCCAATGAAGTAGACCATGCAGCAGTAGCTACAACCGTATCCATACCACGACCACACATCGCGCTCATATTACCAGGTACACCAACTTTTAACGCTTGCATAGCCTCACGCATCCATCGCTTGCCAGTTACAGAAACAGCCGATGATCCGACCCAGCCGGGCTTATTAACGACATTTGCCATTTTTATTACTCCAATAAAAAGCCCCACCATTAAGGCAGGGCTTATAATTAATCTTTAGCCTTGCGGCTTCGTTTAGCTGTGGCTTTCGCCGTAACAACCTCTAATTCTGGAATCACCACCGCTTCATGTTCCGGCTGTGGTTCCGGTTCTATTAAAGGAAGTTCTTCGTTAGTTCATCCGGCAGTATTGAAGATTTCCTGTTTCAGCGGTTTGCCGTCCACTGCAAAGGTAAACTCTTTAGTTACCACTTCTTCATCGCCACCGTTCATAGCAACTTTAGAAATGAAGCCGTTGAAAGCGGTGCGAATACCAGTCTGCTTATCCGCTGATACGTAATACTCTACTTTAATCTGGATTCGAGTACCATCTTCGGCAGCTTTGATCAGTTTTTCATGTACCGCATCGCCTGGGATGTAGTTAACGGTCAGAGTCAGATCAGGAACGTTCAGCTTCCCTACCAGTTTACGGTTATACTGAGAAGAGAAGGATTTAACTTCTACAGTACCGCGTTCGATACCAGTTTCCGGGAATCCGGCGCACTCTTTAATTTCTTCATAGCCCTCATGGTTGAGAGCGGTGTTAGTGGTATCGGCGTGATAGAACAGACTTACCAGACCACCAGTAAAAATATCTTTAAATTGCTGAGACATAGAATTACCCCTTAATTAAATTGTTATTACGGGGGAACTAGTCCCCCGACTTTTATTATTTAGTTGCTTTGAGTTCGGCAATTTCTTTCTGTAATGCTTCGATCTGGGCTTTATATTTGGCGTCCATTTCCTGAATAGCTTTAATAATCAAGGCATTAACAGCGGAGTTAGAAATCGTCTTAATTGCTTCTGGATTTTCTGGATCTTCGGTGGATTGAATACCTACTGCTTCCGGCAATACTTCTTCCAGATCCTGAGCAATAATACCGACTTCGCGTTTAATTACCGTGTCATCAGAAAGAGATTTAACTTTATCGTAGGTGTAGACTTTCAAGGAGTTTACTTTCTCTAATGCACCGTCCTGTAATTCTTCCTTGTTAATTTTCAGACGAGAGTCAGAGCGAATGTAAACATCGTTAAAGCTACCGTTACGACCTGCGGTAAAATCACCAGCAGCGTTAAAGATAAAGTTGGTATCATGAACATGAAGTTGAACCATAGCATTACCGATAGTACCGCTAGGAACATGTACACCCATTGCTGCGATATGATATTTACCTTGATGGGTTGCTTTCCATACGTTATGAGCGGAATCGGTTGATTGTTGACAGTCGACCTGAATACCAGAAGCACGATCACGCCAGCTAGCCCAACTACCACCAGCAACGCTACCACGAATAAGACCATTACCGCCACCGGATACAGTGCCCGTTTCAAGGTGAATCATCTTACCGCCGAATTTCCAGACTTCGGTTTGTTTCTCACCACGGAAGCGAATAACACCAGCGTCATCGCAATACATCAAGCCCAACTCTAAACCGTTTGGATCTCTAAACCAGATGTGCTTATTGCCAGCGCGTTTAAACGTAATATCAGCACCAGTTGTTGTGATATTGCTAGCAACGTTTAGACTACCCGCCATAGAGAACAGAATAGGTCCAGTGCCACCCTGAGTACGTTCAGTATACCAGTGATAACTTGTAGCATCCTTACATTCAAAAACCTGTTTGCGTTGCTCGTTACCCCATGTATGGAGACTAAATTGCGAAGAAGAACCACGGTTAGCATCAAATGCAATTTCACCAGATTCTACACGTACAAAGCCTCTAAAACGTGTTGTTATGTTACCAGTACCCATAGCACGTTCAGTGATAAAATGTGCGCCCTGACTGTCTTCAATCTGTAGGATGTTATCGCGACCGTTATTGCTATCACCCCAATGGTTAAACCGGAAATAATCGCGGGAATTTAATCGCCCAGCGTCGAAAGTCAAATGCCCTTTCTTAATGTAAACGTCATTACTAAAGCGAGCGGCACGAGAAGCACGTTCTAACGTTAATGCATCTTCGTTACCATCACCGCCTAATTGAACGTTGCCGGAAGTTAAATCATAAATGAATGGACGATAAGTATTCCATCCGCCCAATTTATCATTTTCGGCAGTAGAAAGAAGATAAACTTTAACGCCGTCATTACGCCAGAATGCACCATAATTACCATAGAGCATACGGTAGGCGTCGCTATTCATTGAGATGAATTGAGCGTTAGTATAAACGCGTTTTGTGTTACCGGTTGCAAGTTCGATCTGTCCGTCGATGTGGTGACGAATAGAACTGCCACCTACATCACTATACCATTCAAAAACGTTAGTATCAGCATTACCATAACCGATCCACCCTTGACGGGTAATAGATCCAGTCCGATTATCTTGAAACGTAATATGGTTGGATTGACCAGCAGGACGCCGCAAGGTAATAACATTACTACCGCCACCCAACATCATTCGACCAGAAAGAATATTACCTTTATGAGTCCCAGCAATAGAGCTACTAGATTCAACGGATAGAATCTCCTGGGCATCTGTACTACCCGTGGCGAGTCGATAAGTAGAACCTTGAACCGTCTCATGCCAGATCATTTCGTTATAGTTGCTACGGAATTTACGAATATATTTTCGTCCAGTACCCCTATCATTACTCAAGTGAACAATATCATAACTATTTTGTGGGTTATCGTCAAAACTCAACACACCTCGTTTGTTTTCTGTATTGAATAGAGTAATGATGCGCCCATCAATAACACCAACAGAAGGTTTAATTAACGTGGCTTCCGGTGTATCGTGAACAGTCAGATTAACATAAACACTTTTACCAAATTCAACAATAACGTTATCAGTGTAACGCTGATATTTCACATAAATGTCATAGTTATCACCGGATGTATTGACGGCAAATACATCAAAATCTTTGACGGTATTTCGACGATATGCAACTACGTTAAGTCCTTTAGGTCTATCGTTACCACTACGGAGAAGAATTTCTACTACATCAACTTGGTCATATGCCGTAACGTTGTAACCATTACCACCATGAATACGGAAAAACACACTACGCCCGTTTTGTGGAATTGTTGCGGTTGCCAATTTGAAATATGCAGATACGTTTTCGCTAGAATTAGGAACAGACATAGTGACGTTTTTAACAAACATCTTGTCAACTTCTGCTTTAGTGTATGCACCGATTTCGCCAGGAGTCGGCTTATCACCTTCGTGATACATCTTATAGCTAAAGTTCTTCTGTCCTTCTCTATCAAAACCATAGGTTTCAACACGAGATCCACCAGACGCATAACGGAAAGTAAATCCGCGACCGTGCGCTTTGCCGGCAGAGTGAGGAACGTTAAGAGTTAGATCCATGAGTCCATCTTGACCATTGGTACGGAAAGCACCAAAGTAGTTAAGATCTCTCGCTGTCTGGTCTTCCAAATAGTTAGCTGTTTTGGTTAACAGATAGCCGTGATGGTAAGTGTTGGTATTCTTCTTGATGTAAGCAGCATCGGCACTACCTTCAATAGAATCAATTCGCTGATTAGCTGCGGCAATTGCGGCATCGGCACTGGCCTTGTTATTTGCAACAGTTCTTTCAATGGATGTCTTATTCGCAGAGACCGTACTAGTAAGATTGGTGATCTTCGTGTCCGCATCTTTCTTATTATCCGCTACCGTCTTTTCTATTGCTGATTTATTTGCTGCGATATTATTCGTTAAGTTAGTAACGTTGGTATTAGTCTGATCAACTCGTGCATTAATATCTGTCTTGTTCTTGTTAATTGTTGCGTTGATAGTATCGCGGGTTGAAGTAATAGTCTGATTCAGTTCAGTCTTAGCAGCCGCCAGAGCGTTAGCCGCTTCGGTTTTATTGTTACCTACTGTGGTAGTCAAAGCATCAATTCGTTTGTTGGCTGCGGTGTCGCCAGCAGTGATTGAAGCATTGAGAGCATCACGGGTAGAAGTGATAGTCTGATTAAGTTCAGCTTTAGCACTAGCCAGATTATTAGCGGCTTCGGTTTTATTTGCTGAAATGACTTTATCTGTATTGACCTTGTTGGTGTCTACTTTCGTATTCAGTTCAGCGTGTTTTTCTGGAGAAACACTAATTTGGACTACGTTATTATTTTTATCTTTGGTGTAAATCACATGGTCCGCCAGTTGTAAGGCGATTTCACCCTGTGATAATTGTTCCGGCGTTGGTTTTTTACCAGCCGTTTGTGTGCGTTTAAATTGGATCGACTGCATCGAATCACCTCACTATAAAACAGGAATAAGGGAGGCGTTAACCTCCCAACGTTCATGTTTTATTTAGGTAGGAGAATCCTTAGTATTCGCCGAAATCGATCCGGTCAGTCTTAGCCACTGCGCCAATTTCGCTAGGTGTCGGTTTCTCATTGGTGGAATATACCTTGATCCATTCAGAACGACCGTTTTCCTGAATATTTCGGACACGTAAACGCGGTGCGCCAGAAGTATTACAGGTTAATTGCCATGCGCCATGCTCATTAGCTTGAAGGTGAATTAATGCTGTGTCGGTTGAATATGGATTGCCGCTAGCAGTTCCCTTGTAAGTTACGAAACGGTTTCCGGCTAATGCTGTGTCGTCTATACCCCCTGTAAATGGATGTACACCAGCACCAATACCAAAATCACCCTGACGTAAGATCTTACCTTCGGTAGCAATACCCCTTGCCAAAATCCCGCCATCTGGTTCAAGTTTAAATTCCAGTGTTACAGCTTTGTTATCACTACCACGGGTTTTATGTGATGTGACGTAAGCATCGAATATACAAAAGTACCCTGTGTTAGCAGCACTATAGCCAGAGTTCACAACATAGAACATACGGAAGCGTAAAGGTGTTTTATCCTCTACCGCTTTCATCAACATTGCTTGATGTTCATCGTCAAGAACACGGTTTAATGTGAGTGTTGTCGGTTCCAGTCTACGATAACCAGCAAGTTTCCCCGTAGCGTCCTGATCGTACTCTTCCAGAGTTTCTATCTCTGTGGATTCGGTTAGCGTAGGGAATGCTGCGATGTTCTCCATAGAACTAAAGCTAGGATCGAAAAAGTCGACCTGATTGTCTATCTGGTTAGAGATCGACACTTCAACATGTGATCCAGTGAAAATATCTAAGTTATCTTGTGTAATATTCATTATTACCCCTTAAAAACGCGCTAGATAAGAAAATTTAAGGCTAAGTGTCCCAACGATACCCCCATCACTAGAATCATCGTCATAATCGGTATTAGAAGCTACTGGAGTGATATCTGAAATAGAGAAGCCCAAATCTTTAAAACGTGGGTTATCCGGCTGAATCTGGATTATCTGGCAAATACCCTCATGAATTTTGGTTTCATGAATCTGAGAATATAATTGCATTTCGATAACGCATTCAGCTTGCATTGCATTACCACCACGGACCCTAGTGTAAGTCTCATTCATTCCGGTGATCCAACAAACCACATCATCACTAAAGCCTTGCTGAGTTTGTTCTACGTTTAAAGCCAGACCTAAATCTTGTTCGATAATATCTTGCAAGGCGCGTTTGATTTTCAGTCTCGGCATGTTATTAACGGTAGCGAGCATGTGTACCCCCTGCCAGAGTGATAAAGCAATCAGTTGTATTGTCACCATTGCGCTTAACGTATTGAACTTTGAAACGCTGATTTTCTACAATGACAATATCACCCTGCTTTAAGTCTCCCTCACGACAAAATAAAAATTCTGTCTCTGTCATTACCCCTTGTTCGTCGGTAGTAGTAATTTCATGATAAGCACGAATTGATTTACCACCTTCCACCGAAAATACAGGAGCACTTTTAAACATTCTTGATAATTGTGATTCTGATAATTTGAACATAGTTACCCCCCTTTATGGAGTATTTACATACAAAAAAGCCCCACCGTTAGGCAGGGCTAATTATTATTTTGCTTTCGGTGGACGTCCCACCTTTTTAGCTGTGGCTTTCGCCGTAACTACCGGAATTTCTTCCGGCAATTCTTCGTTATTTCACTCTTCGCCAATTTTCAGAACTTTCAGAGCTTCCGGCTGTGCTACAACGTAGTCCAAATCTACAAAGATACGAGGCACTACCGCACCACGGTCACGGTATGTAGTTAGATCCATATCCAGTTCCAGACCGCCCCACTCACCGATGGTAATACCGGAGAAGTCACCCAGAACGATGTGGTCTGCCGGAATAACGCCAGAAGTAACTACTTCGTAACCAGCCAGTTTGCCGTTTTCGATGATATAACCGGAAACGCCGTTATCTTTCAGGGTAGATTCCAGTTCAGCAGCAGTTGCACCGCTCATCGCAAACTTGATCGCCTGAGCAGGAACGCCAGCGTCGGTCAGTGCTGCAATTTCTTTCAGGAAGTCTTTGTAAGAGAAAGCAGCTTTCTTGGTAACGCGGTTAGCGTCTACCAGTTGCTTAACCAGACCAGCCGGACCACGGTCGTTAGCTTTATCAGACAGAATCAGTTGTTCCAGTTTGATGCGAACAGCTTTGTTAATGTGATCAGTGATCAGGGAAGCGATGCCGGGTACGGTTTTTAGGCTCGCTCTGCTGATCGGGTTCCCACCAGCAAACGTCTTAGGAGACAGTTTCACGTTCGCAAATTCAGCTTTGCTTTCCGGTGCAGCACCGTTTTCATCAACGAAGCCGAAAGCGTCAACGCTGGATTTAGTCATTTTTGGAATAGCGGTCGGGGAGTTCAAGCCACTGTAAACAGTCACACCCAGACGACCCAGAACAGATTCCGGCATCAGCATTTCGATGTAGGATTCAGTCATCAGTTTTTCGTCAGTGATAGCGGTCAGGTCGGCTTTGGTGTTACCAGCAGAAGCAGCACGCATAGCAGCAGCCGGAACGAATACAGAGCCACCGCGAGCAGCACGACCACGCTGCATAGTTGCAGTAGCAGCCATTGCGGAATATTCAGCTTCGTTAGCGCCGAGCACGTCGCCATCTACCAGGGAGCGGATTACGTTATTAAGATCGAAAGTTTTTTCCATTTTAGAGTCCTTAATTTGTTCGTTATTACGTTGAACATTGGTAATGTTATTTAGCGCCTTAGTGCGGAATGCTTCCGGCGTCATGTCTTTAATTGCCAATGCGCGTGCTAATTCAGAGTCATCAATATTTAGTTCGCGTGCAATTTCGCGAATTTCTAATTCGTCTTCTTCGGAACGTTCAGCCACTTCTTCGATTTTTTCTTCTTCAACCGGAGCGGCTTCACGTTCTTCTTTTACTTCTTCTTCTTCCCGAACAGTTGAACTATCATCATCAACACTTTCAGGATGTTTAGCGTCTTTTCCGTCTTCGAGATTTTCATCTTCTTTATTCTCTTCAACTTGGCGCTCTTGAGTTTCTTCAACTTCCGGTTCTTTATTTTCTTCTACCGGAGTTTCTTCAACCTGAGCGGATTCTTGTTCTTCTTTGATTTCTTCGATTTGTTCTTTAGTCATATCGCGTTTAGCCCCCAAATTAACTGTGATAGTATTTAGAGAGCGATTTAAACCGACCGAATCGTCCGCCGGGACCGTGACCCACGAAATTTCGTGCGGAATCCATTTAGAAACAATGAGTTGCGATTTAGCGTAGTCGATGTGATACTCTTTAATGTCATAGCCGACCGATATTTTTTCCATCGTACCTTCAATGACTTTATTGCGAATATCATTAGCCAAAGTGCCATGCTTAGAGAATTTAACCAGAGCACGACCTACGTTATCCGCATCGATTCGAGCGTTACAAACGACACCAATATGATTATCGAAATTATGATTGAACAGCAACGGAGCGTTATTATTCAGACGAGACAGATCAACCGCTTCCGGTGTATGTACCAGAATTTCATCTAATACCACCATTTCTTGATTTTGCTCATCCCAAAATTGGCGCTGATAAGGCTGTGTACTTGAGAAAGCAATTTCAAATTCGTATTGATCGTTATGCCCTTCGTTAATAACTCCACCGTAACCGTTAAGATCGCGGCGAAATTTAAGCATTTAATCACCTTTAATTAATTGGGGGCATTGCGCCCCCGTTGGTTATTAGGGATCGGCTGGGGAATTTTTTTCTTCACCCTCGCCATTAACGATAATATTTAGTGCGCTCTTTTCGGCTTGAATCTCTGAGAATACTTTTTCAGGATCATCACCACGTTCAAGAATAACGGCAGTACGTGATTTAAGTCCTTTATCAATTAAAGCAATATCAGCGTTTACGTCTTTAATAACATCGACAGACTCGAAACGCGGACGAATAATAGTTGTATTATCGATAATATGTGGAATTGCAGTAATACGAATCGGAACAATACCACGCGCGGAATAATGGCGTAGATACGCTTCGAAAATTGGCAATACCACTGTTTCAATTAATTTGTTTTGAAGTGCTTTAACGCGGTTACGTTGAAGTAGTTCACCAAAACGTGCGGCTGAGTAGTTGATCTGTGAACAATCTCCCGTTAAGCCCTGTTTAAACACGCCTAAACCCATTGATACGCTAGTAAACATCGCATCATTGAAGCTGTTAAAGTCATCACCGCTTTGCGTCGCCTGGATGCTCTTGATCGTTGCCCCTTCCGGTAATTCCTGAATAGTACCTGGTGCAAAATCCTGTACTACTTCCGGCGCTTGATATTGTTCATCCTCTTCACCAGTATCAAAATCGTCACCAGAATCTTTCGGACGTTCGATAAAGCCCATCGAGCTAGCTGCAATACGTTTCTGGACGATCGCAGTTTCGCGGAATGCGTCTTGATGTGCGATATCCTTAATCACTGGCAGGAAGTCAGTCACACCACGCAGGGATTCGGCTGTAAGTGGTTGATAATAATGGCATACTTGCGATGCATCTACGCGATAGTTATCACCAGTGTAGGTCTGAGTCAGTAGGTTGATTTTACGAAACCAGTATGCTACGGGCTTCATCGTCTCTACGTCATACTCCACACCTTGATATATCGCACGGTCTTTGCTTACTTCACGGTTTAGCGACCAGTCGCACTTATCAGCAGACAGGATAGAAACATTTAACTCATTGTTTTCTTTGGTTAAAACTATGAAGCACTCACCACCCATAACGCGTTCACGTTCAGCCATCACCAGCAGTTCACGGAAGTTAAAACGACCGTTACGAGAGAAGCGTTTAGCATTCTGCGCCCACTTCCAGAAAGCATTCTCGATCTGCTTATTCAGTGCGCTATCAAGTTTGCCGTTTGATTTAACAACTGACGGCTTCGGATCTAGGCCAGTAGCTACCACCATATCGGTTATGTATTGCGTGTAGCGACTGCCTACGGAAGTGTTTAAGGCCAGAGTACGACCCTGATCATAAAGGCGCTTACCGTTCGATTTGAGAGCCTTATTGAAGGTTCCTGTAATGGTGTCTTGTTGAAGTGATCCATCAATACGATCACCCACCAGACCTAAACTACGAGTCGCCAAAGATCTCTGGTATTTTTCTATAGATTTGTCGATGAAAATTTTTGGTTGTTGCTGGCGGTGATTAGTTTTAACTGGAGTTTCTACCGCCTTTTTGCGTCGAAAAAGATTAAACATGATTTACCCCTTATCGCGTAAGACGTACTTTAATATTTTTAATCGGGCTAATTCCCTGTTTACGTCGTTCGGCTTGAATTAATTTAGATAACTGACGTTCATAATCAGTCTTCAATTGCTGGAGAACACCCAATGACTCATAGGCGAAAGTATTCCCTTTCACGGTCATTGCAGATAATGCGGCTTCGTCCCCAGATAAACGGGCGAAAATAACTTGCTCGATTAAGGCGATAGTTTCCCGCAGATATTCTTTTTTGGAGATTTTGGCGAATACTGGCAAAACAGTTAATTCCTGCATTGATACCAGTTCATCTTCCAAAGTTGTTACGATGGTATATTTACCTTCGGAAAAATCTAAGGTTTTAATCTCGTGATTAGCCGGAGTATCATCAACCTGATAGATGATACCTTTACTATTTCCTACCTGAATTGTTACACCCTCTTCATTCGCCAGCGTGATTTTTTCGCCTTTACGAATTACTAAGGGAATTAGTTCTAAACTCATAATTACCCCTTATTTAATTGTTATTGGATTAACAATATTTAGGAGTAAGCCGCCCCGAAGGACGGCGAGTTATTAGAACGATGTTACCCAGCTACGGCCTCTATTTGGGCGTCTGGCGATGTTTTTACGTTGTGGTCGTGTGATTGGCTTAGTTTCTTCGATTTGCTCGTTAGATTGCGATTTAGGAGCTTCTACGGATTCTTCTGGTTCACGGTTCAAACTATCTTTGATGGCTTCGAGTTTTTCCCATGACATTTTATTGAGTACATGACGAGAAGCAGCATAGGAATAAGCCAGGCAGTCCAACGCTTCGTTTCGTGTTTGTCCAACTTTTACCCAACGTGTGGTATTACCCTGCCGTTTCAACTGTTCAGAAAGCAATTGCTCGCAATAGTCATCAGGAACGTCACCAATCTGGAAGACAGTGTGAGGATCGCCATCTCTCAAGTTCCGGTTAATCATTTCACGGATCATCGTTTTAAGGTTGTTTACGCCCAGAATTTTAAGGGTAAAACCACCCGTTCTTGTGTCTTTTACCGGAAGGATTGGTGCATCAACATTGCTTGCGCCTTTAATGGCGGTTAGATTTTGCCACCGACTACAGAATCGATAGATCACGTTTGTAGCTCGTCCGTTCGATGAGTCCACGAAAGCAGATAACATCGGGATTCGTTCACCGGATCGGGTATAGAATTTAGCTTTCAGGAAGTTGTAAAGCTGGTTATATGCTGGTGATTCGTGGCGTTCGCAGTTCACATCATAGAATGATCGGTGATCAACTACGCATAGCCCTTTACGAGAAATACCCAGCAAGGTAGATTCCAGACGGTCTTTTTGCTGGTCAACTCCACCTACCAGAGCCAGTACATCATCAGGAATATTGTCTAGGCTAATATCAGTTTTCAGCGTTTCCAGTTCGTCGGCTGTGCGATCTTCGTTAAGATCATCGAAGGTTTCACCGAGGACTGTATTGTAGAACGTTGCCAGGGACATATTCGCGTAGCTATCAGCAAAGTCCACCACACACGCACGGATAGAACTAAACGGAGACATAAGGCGGTTAGCATGAAAACCGATTACTTCCGCATTTGGTTCGGTGGCGACCCATTCTCCCTGAGCAACAGCACGGAGGCGATCCCCTTCGGTCCAATCGGTTTCACATTCAGGGCAACGGTAAACGGCTGTATCTGGGTTGGGTAATGATTTACCGTTAATCGTATGCCAATCGAAATGTACGTTACTCCATTCCATTACGTGCTTGTGTCCGCAATGCTGGCAAACGACATGATATTTTCTCTTATCCGAGAGTTCCCATTGTTGGTTAATCGCCCCATCACGAGCGGTTGGAGTGGAAGCAATTACGATCCTTGCATCTTCCCCGAAAGTGGTTGCGCGTTGTTCCGCTAGCTGGATCGGGTTCCCTTCGTCTGATTCATCAGCCGCATCAACTTCATCAAGAATAATCAAAGGGAGTGTCTTACCGCGCAAGTGTGATGGACTGTTCAGCGACATGAAATACATGAATGATCCATTACGAAGCTGAATAATCGATGAGTTGTTAACAGCATTACGGTCTGATTTGTCGGTGATCATCGCTTTTAATTCTGGCGTTGCCTCTAATACTGGCTTCACCTTACCAGCGATCCAAGAATTTAGTTCCCTAACGTTACTTTGCAAGACCCCAATATTAGTAGGGTTACTCGCGATCCGATGGAAGATAATTCCGTTAAGAATCATGGTCTTACCCAACTGTGCCGAACATTTAAACACAATTTTTCTACGGTCTTCGGTGATCGCGTCCATCATTCCACGTTGGAAGGGATGCAATTTAATTAGCGATCCGGCTTTAACACCATCGGTTGCAACTACATTAGCCTCTACCCATTCGCTAGGCTTCATGGCTTTAGGTGGGCGAATTGCAGCAGAGATATTTCTGAGAATCTTTTTTAATTTGGCCTTATTTGAAATCAGTTTCATGTAATTACCCTCATTACGAAATATGAAGGTATTTATTAAATTGTTGATATTTTGATAAATACGGGTATTAATTAAAGGGGGTTGTATGCTAATTAATCAGCAACAAAGAGATGAATTAGAATTAGCCTTGTCTTGTACCGATCATGAATATCGTTTGCCAGTTAAGCATAAGCATTTAAAAACCGACTACACTACATCTGGCTTTAGTCGTGAGGAAGCGAAAGAGATTTTAATAGAGTTTTACCGCGATAATGGTTATACAGACGTTCACAACTTCTTTAAGAAGCATAGAACATCACATACAGAGTTTCGGAGAGTCCGAGATTGGTTTGATTTTGATATCAAGCGTTATTATCGCATTGATGACGGTCCGATCTATCGGTTGCAGTGGACACCGATCAGGGAAGTGTTGAAACAGAAGAGATTGAATCACGCAATTACACGCTATCGTAACGAGGCTTTCAAGAAAGGCTATGGTGATACAAGGGAACTATTCGTTGAACTCGCTAACGTGCGTTATAGCCACTATTACAACGATCCTAAAGGGTTCTTTGAAGTGCTTCGCAAGGTTGATATAAGTCGGGGTACATACTATTCACGGTTGAAGAAGTACGGGATTAAGGCAGAGTTCTTTATGTCGGTTGACGATGGAGAACTTTTTCCGATAAAATGTAAGTCCTCTAAATAAAGGTGAACATTCACTTTAATTTGGAGAAATGACTATGACTACTAAAGCTACTCGCGGTCGTCCTTGCCGTTTTGATCGTGAACAACTGGCAGCGATTGTAAAAGCGTACTATCAAGCACCGAAAGGTAAAGCCGAAAAAGAGCAAGTATTGAGTGAACACGGTATTTCAATCGCTCAATTCTACAAATCACTCCATAAAGTTGATTTGAAATTCTTTGTTCAGGTTGACGGTGAAATGGTAGAAGCAACAGGAATTTGATTCTCTAGGCCAATCCTTCGGGGTTGGCCTTTTTTTTATATCCGCGCAAAACTGCGCTCATCTATAAGTCATTGATTCTTCCGATGAGTCCAGAGATTTGGACTGATCTATAGATGCCCTCAAAACTGAGGGGATGTGCTTAAAGTTCAGCGTATCTATCTAAGTGGTTGATTCTTTCGAGAAATTCAAACTTGAATCAATCGGCGCAAAACTGCGCTCATCTCTAACCTATTGATTCTTTCGAAATTCTGTATTGCAGGTTTTCGGCGAAAAACTCCAGATACAAAAAGCCCCTGAAATTCAGGGGCAAAAATTATCACAGTCCGAAGTGTTCCAGTGATCCAGCATTCTGACGAATCAGCAAAGCAGTATTATTGACGATTGCTCGTGAGTTATTCGGCTGTGGCAATTTCAAAGTTGCGGCCTTTTCTTCTTCGAGCAATCCGAGTTTTACGAGATGCGGGATAGCATCAGCAGTGAACTCGATCTGACCGTGTGCCGACATACGAGCGAACATATAGCCAGGAGGAAGCAGATCATAGCCTTTAGGCTTACCAGAAGCATCCAGACGACGCTCAAGAACACCAGCAGCACATAAACCTTTCAGAATAATTTGTACCTTCGTAGAGCCTCGTTTTTCGCCTAATAAGCGGCTAAGACTGTGTGTGTCGATAGCTTTACGAACATGCAATTCAACCAGTTGTTTCTTTTCTTGAATCAGTTGTTCGTTTGCGGCTTCCAATTCCATTGCCTCACGAATCCAATCGAGCTTAGTCATGTTTGCGTATGGGTTGACTTGCTGAGAACGCAGTTTTTCATTTTCTTCTTTCAGTCGTTTCCATTCCTGAATAACAACCATTCGACGCTTAACATCGTAACCAGTGACAAGAGTCAGAGTCATTTCTTCGTCTAGTTGATATTCGTTTTGTTCGCGTCCGTATTGGTCAAAATAGATGACGCGAAACTTCGCGTGATCTTCATAACCTAGAGCATTCAACATCTTAGTTATATCAACTTTAACTTTGTGGTGTTCTTTTCCGGTAAATTCAGCGATCTGACGGGAAGACATGGTCAGCGGTTTGGTGTTATCAACAACCAGAGACACGGAAGCAGTTTTAGCAGTATTCATAGCAGTAACAGTATTCATAATTAAATTCCCCTTAAACGGTTTAGTGATGATCCTCCTGTTTTTAACTGTCCACACGCCAACGGCGCGCGGAACATTTTTATTTATGATAGAAATTTATTACCAATCGATTTCTACTTGGTCTTCTTCATAATAAGGAATCGCATATTCATAACGCCAGTTTTCGATGATTTCACGTTCTTCATTAGTAAGAAGGTGATTGCTAACTGGAGTCGCATTGTGATTACCAGCTTCGAATTGTTCGCGAACTTCCAGCATTGCATGAATACCAGTTAAGGACATCAGATCAAACGGAACATGCATACTACGGGAGATAGTTTCACGGGATACGCCCCAATCATTTTCTACATGGCTAGGGGTTACAGAAACGGTTTTGCCGGAGATTTTAACAGTCCAGTCATACAGGGATTTAGTGATGGTAAATTCTTTCATGTTACATCCTCTTTACAAATCTAGGTCAAATAGGTTCAAAATTGTCAAGTGAGATAATCATAAAAAAGTCAGAAATTTTTGTCAATACCCCTTGACAAGACGCCAAAGGGTTGACCTAAATTACAGCATATCTAAGCCTTCATCGTAACCGTAGAAGCCACCGTGAGAAGAGAAACAGATTGGTGTGTAGTCGTCGTCATCTTCGTCTTGTTCATCTCGTTCTGGGGCTTCCTGAGCGGGTTGTTTACCATAATCAGCCATAATCTGGTCAAGATCGGCGATCCCATAGTAAGAGCCTAAATCAACGTCATATTCACGAACATCAAACGGCAGGTCATCACGAACAATAATTGCCGGAATGTTGTTGTATTGTTCACGACCTTCATCAGTAAAGCAGTCTACGATCACCGTAGGGCGACCATTACGTTTAAGAGCATAGAAAGCAGTTGAGAAATTGGAGTCTTCGGAATGACGAATGATGTTATAACCACGATTAGCGAAAACATGCATCATAGCCAGATTATCATCATGGTTCAGACCCAGAAGAATGAAAGGAGTTTTAGTATTGATCATAGTGGAAATCCTCTAAAAAAGTGAATCAAAGTAAGTTCACTATTATTTATAACGAGAAATTTTTGTCTAATTTGAAAGGAATTGGTATTCAGTCGGCTTCGCCTCCTTCATAGATTTTGATTAAATCATCATCAAAACGAAGAAGTATCTTTAGAATATAAGAATCTTTCTTTTGGAGAAATTATAATCAGGAAGCAATTTAGCAACCGAAGGTTGCAATCCCGAAGGGATACCAATACCTTTCATGATCATTAAAGTGATCTAGAATCATCTAGTAACCAGTTAACTACTATTATCTTCAAAGTGATTATTACTATCTTTCTAGAATCAGTTAGTAACTAGTTTAAAATCCCTTTCAAGAAAATCCTTTCAGAAGTGATTCTCGATGCCACGCAGTGGCGTCGCAGACGTTTGAGAGTGAGCGAAGCGAGCGAGCAAACTAGTTAATTCCTTCTAAGACCATCTAGTATCATCTAGTTTAAATTAGTGTTACTAGAAGTAATTGGTTAGCGCTTCGCGCAGTCGGGCTACGCCCTCCTAATATCTTTTTGGTTATTTGTTGTTTTTGGTTTTACACATGAGCGTAGCGAATGTGTTATATAATATCTATGCACGCCCGATTCCCCGTTTTGCCACTCACTAAGTTAATGTTTTATAAAGAGTTTTTCTCACAAATCCTTTTCAGGGGCAAATTTCAGGGGCAAAAATTAGATTTTCAGGGGCAATTATTGGCATTTCAGGGGCAAAAATGAGGGGCAAAATCACTGTTTCCCAGAATTTCAGGGGCAAAAATAGTGGGTTTCAGGGGCAAAAATTGGATGTGGAATCTAGGGGATTTTGGTTCAGGGGCAAAAATTCAGGGGCAATTTTCATAGTGTAGGGCTAGTGTAGGTTTGAAAATCCTTTGTTGACACTGTGTAGGATCGGTGCTATAATTGACAATTCGAGAAAAATGTGGTATAATATTTGTATTGAAAGTGAAAATTTACCGATTTCCTTTCATTTGTTATCCTTCTGTTAAATTGTTATATGTTTGTGAAGATTTGGATCTGAGAGAAAATCTTGTAACAAATCTTTACAATTCATAGCTCAATTAATGCTCACCGCTTTAGCAAAAAGTGCTATGCCTTTTTCTAAATTGATTGAATATACATCAATTTGGTTAATTCGTGCTCTCCGCTTTAGCAATTCGTGCTGCGGTTTAACACATTTAACACGTCTGATAACATCTGAATAACATTTTAACATATCTCTGTTATAAATACATATATAAGAGATAAATGTGAGGGGTTGAAAAATAAAATACAATCCCCATATAAATAATAGTGAGCGGTTGACGCTCTTTTTTAAGAAATCATTAATCCAGATTTAGGAGGATTCAAGATGGCACGACCTGTTAAGTTCACTCGTGAAATCGTTTTAGAAATGGCAAAGCGTTATTTTGAACTGACACCTGATGTAGTGATGGGTGAATGGTTTAAAGGTGAAGGTATTGATCAATCAACCTTTCACAAACTCTTAAAGAAGTATGACATTAAAGTAAAGATTACCGCCGAGGTCTGGTAATAACCTTTCACTGAGAATTATATGATGGCTTTAAAAATAAAAAAGCCTCCCTGTTGGCGCAAGGAGGCTTTTGATATGAAACATTAAAACTAACACAGAGTATTCAGGAGTATTTATATGTTATTTTCCGCTAACTTTTTCACTAACGAAGTAACCAACGCTAAAGCAGTTATCAAATTTGGCACCGAAGCAAACAAGAAGATTCAGCCGAAAGTTGTTGCTCATGTTTCCTTTGCGCAGCAGAAATCCGCTTTCGCTGGCTTTAAAGCACATCGTGAAGCACTGATCGCGGCTGGCTTTGGTGTTGACGGTAAACTGCCTAACGGCATTCGTAAAGCAATCGACCGCGTTAAACCTGCTAAAGACGTTGCAGTAGACCACATCGTTACCTTTACCGTTAAGAACTCTTCTGAACTGTTCCACCTGGTTATTGCTGGTGATACTGCTATCGTTTCCGCTCCTAACATGGATTTTCAGGATACCGCTGATTGCCAGATCACCTTTGGTCGTCGTAAAGAAGTTACCGGAAAAGCTAAACTGAACTTCACTAAATCCGGCAATCCTTACTTTGCTGTATTCTTTAACAGCCACGCTACCGAAAAAGAAGTTGTAGAACTGGTTGCTTATGAAGGTGAAGAGAAAGAACGTATTGAATCTTGCGAAGCATTTCTGGAACTGGAAGCACAGGTGAATGCTGTTTCTCCGGTTGTTGAAGATCGCTTTGCTGCACTGGAAGCACAGATCGCAGAACTGAAAGCTGCACTGAAAGAAAAAGACCAGATCATCGAAGCACAGAAAGCTGAGATTGAAGAACTGAAAGCTAAAGAAGTTGCTCCGGTGGCAGTAGTTGAAAACGCGGCTGATGAGGCCGCAAATGATGAAGTAGAAGTGAAAATCGATGTGATGCGTGATCCGATGGCTGCACTGCAATTACTTCGTTCTTTTAAGGGCAAATCTCATTTTTCTAGTGATGTAGAAGATGAGGAAGAAGAACAGAAACGCAATGCTGCAATGCTTCATGATGAAATGTACGGTACTAACTTTTCTTACTGCCAATAAAAAAAGGGACTCCGAAGAGTCCCTAGTAAGTTTAGGTTAGGTTTGCACAACAAAGATGAGGATTTATAATGAACATAATGCTACATTATCCAGTAAAGCCAGAAAAATAACCGCCCCTTTCGAGGCGGGAGGATTAATACTCAATCTATACTTGTTATGTTTTTATGTTGTATAGATCACTGACTATGAAAACACTGTACTGAATGTGTTTTATGGCTTTTAATCGGGAACTCTCTTTCGAAAGCTCCCTGTTAAAACCACATAAGGAGAAAAGGCAGATTACAATATTATTTAGTCTGTTTGAAAACAAACGTTAAAAATTCGATTAAGCAATATACCCAAAGTACGGTCAGCATCAAATGCATAGCAATAGTTGGATGGAAGTTAAAAAGTGTCATACTAACTAGGCCAACAATATAAGAAATTCCTTCGACAATTAACGCAAGGCTAGCAAATGCAACAAACGCACCTAAGAATAATTCGCCTCGTTCTTTCGGTTCGGTTCCGAGTTTATAAGCAGAGATAGCAGCCAGAATAGTAATGGTGACAGCATAGGTAATAAAAGTAGCCATAGTTTTATATCCTCTTAAAAGTTAAGCGGGGGATGTTCTCCCCCGTAGACGTTGACCCGTTCAACATCTTTCTCACTATTATTTATAACGCGTTTTAAGACACATCAAATTCATCGTCTTCTTCTGGTTCTTGTTCTTCCGGTTCATCCATTAATGGTAATTCTTCTTCCTCGTCTTCTCCCAAATCTGCATTTTCGAACAAGTCCCCTACTTCATTTAAACGACGCTCGATAATCTCCCTTAGCTTATTCTTTAATGTTTTCTGGTCAGTGGCAGATTCGAGAATTTCTAAAGCGTCGATTGTGGCGATCTGCAAAATAGTCTGCTTCACTTTCCCGCAATATTCCGCTAGTTGCTGTTCTACATAACCGACGGGAATCAGGAGATTCATTGCTTCCTGGTTCTCTCGTTCGGCTGCATCCGCTAATGCTCTCTCACGGCGTAATTTTTCTACGTCGATTTGTTCTTTGACAGTAGTTTCTTTAAGCGGGTTGATGATATTTTTTAATACCCACTCGGTCCCCTCTTTGGCTGGTACGCGGCGGGTATTGGTGTTAAATGGCATTCCTCGTTCTTGCCATTTCTTAGCGGCGTTAATTGTATAGCCGTATAAGCGGGAAATTTCTGTAAGGGTTAATTCTTCTTTCATCCGGTTATCCTCCATTAAATTTGCGTAAAATTATTTATCTGATCTGCGCATTCAGGAGAGCGCCTAAAACGCTTTATAACGAAGGGAAAGATCGAGGCGGGGAAAGGGATTAGCGGGTGTTAATAGTCGCGTAGCGACCGCGCTGGTGGGCTGCACTGCACCTGTTTTGAAATCTCACACGCACATCAAAAACCGGGGTGCCGAAAACTCCCTTTATTTCACCCGTGGAACAGTACCTTTTGATTTTGTCAAGTCTTTTTTGAAATTTTTTCGAAGTTTTTTCATCTTTTTTCGTTCAACCGCTCACTAATCAATCAAACGATTCGATGAATAAAAATTTTAGTTATTGGGGGTTTACTAATCTTGGATTTCCGGGATGGCTTATTATATGCACATTGCCGCTGGCGATAGTGGCGATCATCGCTTGTGTATTGGTCGCTTTGTCATGTGGTGCAAAAACCGGCTCATGAAAACCGGCAATAATCAGATCCAGCGAGTCAAACATTTTACCGCTGCAATCAATTTCACCATCAACATTTTTAATGTTAGCTTCGATGCCGCGCAGGATCCCTACCCCATCAACCACTCGCGGCCAGATACGCATGTTAATGAAGTGCCAGTGATGCGGAGCATCTTCCATATCCGGGCCATGATCGGTGATCGCAAAAAGTTTAATGCCCTTTTGTTTGGCCTGGGCAATGTAATCACTCAATGTGCTATATGCATGTGTGCTGGCAACGGTATGCATATGAAGGTCGACGGGATACATAACTCTCTCCTGTATTCAATTCCCGCCAAGGATAGCAGGAATCCTGATGCTTTATTAGTAGCCGCGTGCGCGGTCGACTTGCCCGCAGACCTTCTCCCCTTTTTCGAGCTGGGCAATAGTGCGAGAAATGTACTCCACAGCTTCAGCGGGACGGGTAATCGCGGCGACATGTGGTGTTATCGTCACGCGTGGATGTTGCCAGAGCGGACTTTCAGGCGGTAAGGGTTCACGATTAAAAACATCCAGCATTGCGCCTTTAACTTTCCCGCTATCCAGCGCCGCGAGCAGGTCATCTTCCACAACATGAACACCACGCGCCAGGTTGAGGAGATACGCGCCATCCGGTAATTTTTCGAGTAATTGTTGATTAATAATGCCGACGGTTTCAGGGGTATTCGGTAACAAATTAATCAATACCCGACATTGGCTCAGAAATGCAGACAGTTCTTCCCGTCCGGCAAAGCTTTGCACGCCAGGCCACGATTTACGGGTTCGACTCCAGCAACGCAGCGGAAAGCGCCAGGTTTGCAGACTCTGAGCAACTTTACTGCCCAGTACGCCTGCGCCCAAAATGCCGATGGTAAAATCTTCCCGATGATATTCAGGCAGCGGTTGCCAATGCGAACTATTTTGCTGGATGCGATAATCGTCAAAACGTCGAAACCAATGCAGCACCTGACTGACAGCATATTCCTGCATTTGCTCGCCCATACCGGTATCTTCCAGGCGAAAAAGTGGAACAGAAGGGTTCAGCATTTCAGGGTGTGCCTGTAGCTTGCTCAAAATAGAATCAACACCGGCCCCGAGTGCGAACACCGCTTTAAGATCGCGCCCTGCCAGCATTTCAACAGGAGGATGCCAGACTAAAGCATAATCAGCAGAGTCATTATCTCCGCTTTTCCATGCTCTGACTCTTGCCTGAGGAATAGCTTTGCGCAGTGCCTCAATCCACCATTGGGTATCGAACGTTGGGTGATAAAAGATGATATCCATACTGACTCCCGAAAAGCGTTGTGCGAAATTTATTCGCACTTATCGTTATGATCTACAAAAGCCACCAGCATAACAAATCCGTGGTCGGTGGCAAAAAAAGCAGATTTCGCTTATTAAAACTGCATATTGATTGAAGTTTGAATAAACGCGCGATTTTTTAAAAAAGTTTGTTGACCTCAGGTCATGATTTCCCTAAATTAGCGCCCGTTCCAGCAAGACAGGAACGACAATTTGGTGAGGTGTCCGAGTGGCTGAAGGAGCACGCCTGGAAAGTGTGTATACGGCAACGTATCGGGGGTTCGAATCCCCCCCTCACCGCCAGATTATAAGCGCATGTTATTGTTTAACATGCGCTTTTTTATTTATCCTTCCGGACAGTATGCCATCGGGTATGCCATCTGAAACCGGTTTATATGCCCCGCGATCATATCTTATCGGACAATTTCCGATCTTTGAGCATACTGGCAAAGCTATACTGCCAGCATGTCAGGATAGTGTTTTGCGATAATATCATTCAGTCTGTCAACCAGTTCTGGTTTCCTGAACGTGATGTGTGCGGAGCCCTTCTTAAAGTATCTGATGCTGAACATCTCATCTTCATAGCTCTCTTTACCCTGAACAGACTGAATGTGATCATCCAGACGAAGGGTGATGTTTCCCCGGTTGTCGGGGATTGGTTTGCCGCTGAACAGGTGCAGCATTCTTTCCAGGTCGGCAAGTCGATCTGCCTGTTGCCCGCTGTTCAGATGAAATCCCCACCGGTCCCATCTCACCAGATTGTTGACGATAATTTTATTACCAAATTTACAGGGGGAGTTGGTTTTGTAATTCCAGCTCAACCCTCTGAAGACGTTGATCACCCCTCGCTCAAACACCTCATCCTTATTCTGGTGCAGTTGTTCAAATGTGCTCAGGATGTTCGCTTCGCTGATTTCCGGAAAATTATCGTACTCCAGTGACCGGTACCATGTATCACGGGCCTGCGCATCCATTAATGACAGCATCCCGGAACGTTGCATCAGGTCACGCCAGATTTCTCGATCGAGATTGCGGGTGATGGCTTTCATTGCTGCTTCCGGTTTTTCCATCAGCCAGCAGCCACAGCGAAAATCCTGTTTCATCGCCCAGTCCAGTGCGGTTTTACCGCCAATACTTTCTGTCATTGCTGAGATTTCAGCCAGTTGCCGGATAAGTGTGTCGATTTGCAGCAGCGTACTCTTTCGTACAGTCAGAATGTGGCGGATACTGGTTGAGCAGATAACGTCCGTATGCCCGTTGACCACTTCCGGACGGGAGGCTGTGATATCAGACATAATCGATATTCCTTTTTGCAGATAAATGAAAACGCCAGCCCTGTTCAGGCTGGCGTCAGTGGAATGAAGTCTGGTGAGTAAGACTCACTGGTTCTGTTGCAGAAACTGCAACTGGCGCAGGGTACGGATATCCTCCCTGGCCTGTTCAATGCAGGGCAGCAGTGCTGCCGAATCCGTTTTATCCTCATCGTTGTCAAAGATAATTCCCGATTCGCAGTCGATATTGTCCTGTAGCCACGCAATCAGAATATCCAGTGCGGTTTCCGTGGTTAATGATTTCATGTTGTTCCTGGTTACCAGTCGAAAGTGGGCAGGTCCGGCAGACATTCAGCGCTGGCATCCAGATGAATGAGACTGACGCCATAACGTTGGATGAGTGTGACAACCAGACGACGGAACGTTTTTGACAGCCCCAGGCGCTTGAGCCGCAGAACCGGATATGACCACGCATCGGTACGTAACAGATATCCGCTACCTGTGAAATGAATCCATTCTGATTCACCGAAGTCACTGGTCTGGTGTGACAGCGAGTACAGCCAGGCGTTATCCTTTTCCGTGATATGTGCGGTACTGCAGCGTATGCCGGCAAGGGTTGCAAACGGTGGTAGTGTGCAGGTTGACTGTTGGTCGGATTCCTCCACCACGCGGAGTGAATAACCGTTTTCAGCGACCTTGTTAATCAGTTCAGTGAGATTAACACCATCGACGTCAGCGACAATTCGCCCCATGTTCAGTGCCTGCACGTTAATGCTGTCGGCTTCCAGCGTCAGGGCCAGTTTCATTGTTTCGCCCCCGGATGTTTACCCAAGGTAATGTTATTTACCGTTCTGTAATTGTCGCGGGTCATCAGGCCTGTCGCCCGGCGGGCCCGGAGGATATCGATGCTGTTTATTAACTGAGAGTGGGTACAGGCGCTGAATCCCGGCTGGTCGGTACGCACCAGTGCGTATTTTTCCACGAGAAAGTTCACCGCATCACACAGTGAAATGCCAGCTTCAATATGCTGCTCAATCACACGTTCATCGGCAAACGGTGTGTCATTCAGTGTGAGGCCGTAGTGCTGGTCCAGCAGTCGGGACAGCAGTATCTGCCAGATTTCAACAGGAGACGGGCGAGAACTGGCCGCCTGCCCGGGTAATACAGGTAATGTTTTCATACTGAAGATTTTCCTGATATGCAGATATAAAAATGGGAAAGTGGCGTGGTGAAAACACCAGGCCGTAGCAGAAGGCTATTCTGGAGAGTTAATTTTTCATTTTGGGCGTCGGATAAACAGCCAGATAAACGTAACCACAACTGCTGAGGGTATCGGCTTTGCAGGTCAGCCCTCTGGCATACAGCGTGACGGTATGCTGATGGCGGGGATTCAGTTCACCGCTGGTGAGCATGAGCTCCAGTTGTTTCATCAGCAGCGGAAGGGCCTGGTCCAGGTGGTACGCATCCGCGTCGCTGAACCGGCCTCTGATACCGGCACGGTCGGCAAGGTAATGCAACCGGTTACCCTCCTGCACCAGACGTGCCCCAAAACAGGGCGTCACGGTGCAGGGTAGCCCCCACCAGGGGCGGTCGTTGTTATCGTCGGGATAATTTGTTTCATGGAGTGAGTCTGACACGATAAAATCCTTACAGAAAATCGGTGAATGATAGTTTAACGATGACGAGTCAGCCGGCGCGCAGACCGGCTTCGGTGAAGGTGTATTCGTTGATGAGAAGGGCCTCATCCACAGCGGCGTCTGAGGTCAGCCAGTCGTACTCGTTTTCCAGTTGACGGTACAACCAGAAGGCCAGGTCGCGCAGGGCTTCGCTGACTGCGGCTTCCGCATCGGTTGTCATAGCCTGACCAGTCGGACTGTTCCGGGTAACCGTGATATCCATGCTGTACGGATGGCAGTCGCGTCCCCGGTGGTGGATTTCAGTCTGCAGTTGCCAGAAGTTACGTTTCTGCACCACCTGCAGGGCATCCGAGATACGATGAAGCTCACGGTTCTGCGGGGCATATTCCCTGATTTTCCGGGGTGCCGCTGGCTGCCAGTGCCAGCGTCCTTCAAAACAGGCTCCGTCTCCCTGGCCGCAGAATCCGCTGAACCAGATGCACGGCTCTTCCATAAACCTGCCGTTGCTGAGCCGGAAAACGCGCTGGCGGAGGTCAATTCCGAAAATGCCACAGACCTCCCTGAAGTCTTCATACACGTTTTCATACCAGTTGCTGTCAGCATGATGCTGACGGTACCAGTCGCGGGCTTTTTCCTGTGCGGTGGAGGATAGCTCATGCAGTGTATACACGGTGGTGGTGATAATTCTGCTCATCAGAATGCCCTTACTGACTCAGTTCAGAGTGACGCTCATCAGCCGGACATACGGGCCAAAACTGTCCTTACGGCGTTCAGCAAACACGGCCAGCACACCGGGAATATCCTGCACTTCACGACCGGTATACGTTTCAGTGCTGCCGTGCCAGCGGTATTTGCCGGTACAGAACGGAAAAAGACGGGATGCAGGATGCTGTTGGTGAATACGCATGGCTTCACCACGGGTGATGATTTTCATAATGGGATACCTCTGAAGACAGAAGATAAAAGTGAAAACAGGTGTGATGTGGTTGTGACGGTGACGGGTTAAAGCAGGCCGTGTTCCGCAAAGGAGAAAACCTGGCTGCCACCGACTATCAGATGGTCCGGCACCCGGATATCCACCAGGCCCAGTGCCTGTACCAGACGTTCCGTGATAAGGCGGTCTGCCTTGCTGGGTGTGACTTCACCGGACGGGTGGTTGTGTGCCAGTATCACGGCGGCGGCATTGTGGTACAGGGCACGTTTAATCACTTCCCGGGGATGGACTTCCGTGCGGTTGATGGTGCCGGTGAAGAGGGTTTCACCGGCAATCAGCTGATTCTGGTTGTTCAGATACAGCACCCGGAACTCTTCCCGCTCCAGTCCCGCCATGTTCAGAATCAGCCACTCCCGTGCCGCATGCGTGGAGGTGAAGGCCACGCCGGGTTCATGAAGATGGCGGTCCAGGGTTTTCAGGGCCCGCTGAATGAGGCTGCGCTCGCCGGGCGTCATCTCTCCGGGCAGAAAGGAAAGCTGTTGCATTGTTCCGGCCCCTTTCAGTCAATGATGCGCATAATGGCGTTGCATTCCGGATGCTGCAGGGCGTAATCCCGCAGCCGGTAATAATGGACCGTCATGGCATAACACTCCGTACGACAGGCATGATGGCTGTACGTCATCAGACAGGCAGCAATGCCGGCGGCTTCCGGGCTCATTTCAGCGCGGTTACCGTTCATGGTACTGAACAGTACCCATGTTTCGTCATCATCGTCATCCGGTTCGGGTGCCATAAATGCCCCGCCGTTGTTCAGGGTGTACAGATTCCAGATACCACCGCAGTAGTCTTCGCACAGACGATCCATCCAGCCGAAGACACGGGGCTCCAGGGTCACCCACTGTGGAATGAGGCCAAAATGCTGCGGCCAGAAGCTGATGCGCTGTTCATCAGGGACGAGGGTGGCAACCAGTTGAGGCGGGTTATTCTCTGATACAGCGGTTACGGAAACAGAAGGTGTGGTGGAATTATGCAAAACGGTTGTCATGAGATTATTCCTTATAAAAAGTAAATGAATGGAAGAAGTCGCGGGGCAGGGACGGACATGAGTCAGAACTGCGCTTTCAGGGAAAAGGCATCAGCGCATACTCTTCAGCAGTGTTTCTGCCATCACCCACAATGCGCGATTGAGCTTAATGTCCGTGTCGATGCTGTGAATGGCACGGGTATGGATACGTTTTCCTCTGGCACTGCGACCGGAAATCCCGCCTTTCAGCATATTCTCCTGGATGGTCTGATAAGCACTCCACAGGTCCTTACCGTAATCCTCCCGGCGTCGTGGCGTCAGAATGTCGGCGGTGGTGACGGGCTGATGTTCGTCACCATAACGGTAAGTCAGTGCCGCCTGTGCCAGCGCCTGGCGTGACGGTGGCGGCAGGACCAGCGACTGCATGGCGTCACGCTTTTCTTCAATCCGGTCAAAAACCCCCACCACCTCGTAAGCACCTTCAATCACACTGTCCACCACGTTTCCCCGGTGTGGCACCCGGACTTCTCCCAGCGACTGACCGCAGACCAGGCCATTGGTGCAGATGGCACGAAAATATCCGGGTAACATCTGGTAGCTGGATGAACCGTCATGGGAGTTGAGCAGAATAATTTCAGGCACATGCTGACCGGTTATCTGTCCGGCCCGTCGCAGACGCAGCATATGTTTGGTATATTCCCGGCGGCTCTGGTCGCGCACACGGGTCTGGCAGGCGAAGAACGGCTGAAAGCCTTCCCGCTGCAGATTTTCCAGGACGGTGATGGTGGGAATGTACGCATACCGTTCACTGCGGGAGGTGTGCCGGTCTTCCGCAAAAATACTCGGGACGTGGTACATCAGTTCTTCGCGTGTCAGCGGGCGCTCCCGGCGGATCTGATTTACATAACCAAAACGGCTGGCTAATCGCATAATTGGCTCCTTATGAATGATTAAGCGGTATAAATGAAAAAGCCGCGTCTTCCGGAGAAGACGCGGCCTGATGGATCAAGTGAATGACGTTTATTGCCTGAGAATTCCCTCACTGGCGAGATACGGATTTAGCTGTTTTCCGGCATCAGGTTCAAAATTCCAGCACCGCCAGCGCAACTGGCCTTCAGCGTTGCGGATCACCAGCCGGAAATGCGTTCCCTGGTCATCTTCAATAAGCACATTAAGGTAAGCCGTTGTGACGGCAAGAGCCTGGTTGCGTGAGAAAGGGCCTTCGGGCAATAAACGTGATGTACAACCCGGCATATCTGTTGCTCCCTGTAAGTAAAAGGCCCCGGTCATGATGACCGGGGCCTGAAGGGGTGTGACCTGATTATCAGAAAGTCACATTCAGCGTGGCCTGACCGTTATAACCTTCAGCGCTGCTGCCGCTGACGCTGTGGGCATAACCGGCCTGAACGCCCAGGGTGATATTTTCCCGGACACGGGCTTCCAGTCCGGCCTGCAGGTCCAGTGACGTGCCATTCCGGGACGGTGAGAACGTCATGTTACTGCCGGCGGCGGCTGTCCCCATGCTCAAGTCTCCCCGGGAGCTGAAGGTGCGGATAACAGAAGGCTGTACCCACCAGTTCACAGGCAGTTCACTCACACCGTGTTTTGTACTGTCGCGCAGAGTGTCACGGGATGAGGTGCCTTTGCCAAAGGTCATATCGTTGTGGCTGCCCAGACGGAAGCCGGCACGCACATGTTGTGTACTGCCATGCCCGAACTTCACATAACCGGCGTTATCCTGGCCGTCATCCAGGGAGAGCCCCTGCCAGGTGTACTGCAGTTGTGGCTCCAGCATCAGGTTGTCAGTGATACTGAAGGGCAGACCGGTTTCCAGTGAGCCCAGCCAGCCCCAGCCCCGGGCGCGGAAGTCGTTATTGTCCGATGACGCTTTCATGCTGTGGCGGGTTCCCTGTGCCACAATGTCAGCCCACAGGCCGGAGGACGTGTGTGTCAGATTCAGGTATCCGCCCAGGCTGCCGGCATCATCCCGGACCGK